CCCCAGAAGGATTCCGAGTCGATCGGCCCTTCCAGACGGAGGACTCTCCCGCCTGTATCATCCCTGATCCAGTTCCAAAACTTGTTCATCGTTTACCTCTCTTTCTGTTCTCCGGCTCCTCCGCGGGCGGTTCCTGAGCGATCTGCTGTGTCCCGGCATCCTCAAGTTTCACGTACCCTCCGTTCAGGTAGTAATCTTCACCGCCCTTCTCCTCCGGGATAAGATCCATGTTCTCAAGACGCCTGCAGTCGTTCGGTGACAGGAACCCGTTACTGATGCCGGTCGCGTATCCCTGCATCCTGGACTGGTAGTCGCCGCGGAGTAGGCCGTCCACGTTAAACTTCGGGAAATACTCGTCCTGCTCGTCCGGCAGAAGAAGGTCTTTCACAATCGCCTGCTCGAACCTGACCAGCCAGGGAGTGAGGGTGTGCACCACAAAGTCGATTGACTGGTGCTCGATGTTCGAGAACGTGGCGTGGTCCAGGTCCTGCACCATGTGAGGGGGCACCCGGAATATCCTGCAGATTTCGTTGACGCCGAACTGCCTGGTGGACAGGAACTGGCTGTCCTCCGGAGGAAGGCTGATAGGCTTGTACTGCATGCCTTCTTCCAGAACAGCCACCTTGTGGGCGTTGTTGGCTCCTCCGTAGACGGCAGACCAGTTCTCCCTGATCTTCTCGGGATTCTTCAGCACACCCGGGTGTTCCAAGACGCCGGAGGGCTGCGCCCCGTTCTTGAAGAAGGAACTGCCATACTTCTCAACAGCCAGCGTAGTGCCGAGGCTGTTCTTCATCATGGCGATCGGAGAGAACCCGACCAGGCCGTTGAAGCCCATGCCGGGGACATGGAAGATCTCATCAGACCGGAAATAGATATCCTTGTTATTCTCTCCTGGTGCTTCATCTGTATAGGCGTGGTAGATGTAGAAGATCTCTCCCTTCTCGTCCCTGTCGATCTCCATGTTCTCGGGGAGCAGCGGATAAAGGCTGATGATCCCGTTCCTGCCGTCCCGGATGATCTGCGCGTAGCAGTTTCCCCACAGAAGGAGCTGCACCATCATGACCTCCCGGAAGGAGAAGCTCGTCATCTCCGGATTCGGCTGCCTGTAGAGCAGCTTATACAGCGGATGGTCCGTCGCCTTCTCCTTAGAGTTTGCCCCGTCCGTCATCCGGTACAGATGCAGGGGCAACCCCGCAACCGTCTCGGCCAGGAGCCGGACGCAGGCGTACACCGTGGCGATCTGCATCGCACTCTTCTCATCCACCCGTTCGCCGGAATCCGCCCTGCCAAACACAAAGGTTTGGCCGGAATCCCGGACGTTATCTGTTATCTCCGGCAGTGCGGGCTCATCCCTGGGGCTGATGCCCAGCCAGTCTAAAAGTCCCATACCCGTTTCCTCCTGCAACAAAAAGGCCCCCATAAAAGGAAGCCTGTTAGTTGAAAAAAAATCATTTAATTATTAAACTACTATTACAATTTTGAGCATTATTATGTATCACCACAGATAATTTTCATAAAATCTCACCGACATATGAACAGTCTTCAACTTATCCTCATCCGAACTGGTGTCATTTATAGCAATAACCAAACAACTCCATGGAATTATCTCCTTTTGCTCATATATTTTGCCTTGCAAGTCTGAATACCTGATAGTTATTAAAAGATCTGGTATAAGGGGGTCAAAGACATAAATATATCCTTTATCAATGAGTTCACATGCCTTTTGATTACAAATACGAGTAAACATGATATTCCAGCATTCTGGGAGCGGTAATTGAATTGTATTATTGTCAGATGAGACATATGTAATCTTCTTAATTAAATCCTCTTCAAAAAATCTCGTAAAATCGTAAAAATAATCATCTTTCATCCGTAGTCCCACTGAGTAATTCGATTTGGTACCCTCCCCGCGTACCATAGTATATCTTTCATCATCACGTGCATTTTCGTTCAATCTGTCAATTGCTCTTCTCATCCATTCTAAAGAGAATGATACAGTCACATCCTTAGCAATTCCTTTACTAATATTTTTCAACGTTACATATGGTTTCTCGAGAAATAGATAGTCAAAACCATCAGAAGGATGTTCTATATAGGCATAGTCTGGATCGCTTGCTGTTAAAAGGATAGAGATATAAAGCTCAGGGTCTTCTATTTGTTTTAATTGCATCAACTCGCCTTCAAAACTATCTGGCAAAACCATAAAGACTGGGCGATATACATTATCTCGTTCTGTTTGCATTTCATCCAATGTCTTTTTAGCAACAATGACAGTTGCAATAGTACCTATCGATGATATAGCCTGGATTAGCATTAAAACCATCTGTATCCAGTCTGTTTTTTGTTGAGAATTGTCCTCCTCTTTATTCTTTATACTGTCTGTTTCGCTTGGTGATGTTGAAGTTATTTGTCCTTCAGTTAAAATGGTATTTGGGTTATCTATATCCTGTACAGCCTCTTGATTGTTAATACTTAGTATAGGTTCTTCCCTTTCTTTCCCCTTATCATCTGTTTCTCTATGGCTATAAACTCCACCCTGATTTATACTAAATGGGATTACTATTCTCTTTACTCTATCTGCATAAATCAATGTTTTATCATTATAAGCAATTTCACTGTAGATATTTTTCATAGTTAAAGCTGTCGCTTTGGATTCATAATTGCTTGTTAATATGTGTCCCTCATCTTCCCTGTCCCCACAAGCTGTTATCTGTTTACCCTCGCATGAGTCAGAGGTAATAGATTTTTCGCTGGGGAACATACAATCATGCATCGACCGTATTCCGCATAGTGTTTGGCATCCAGATAAGACAATAATAACTACTCCTAATGTGAAAACACTAATTACTATTGTTTTTAACTCTTGCATAATGTTTTTTTTATGCTTTTTTTTATCCATTTCAATATCCACCTTAAATGCAATTACTTCATGACAATGCTTGCTTTAAGTAGCGTTACAAACATAATAACATATGGATATTTTTCAAAACAATCTCAAAACACCAATAAGCCTCGTTCATCGTAGACGCTGCCCGCGTTCTCATGCCGGATACAGCGGTCGAGCGCCATGATGGCAGCTACGATACCGTCTATCTTCTCCGGCGATTTTGCCTTGGTACATTTGATATTACCTGCGGGGTCTGTATCCACCACCACGTTCCCGCTCATCCATTTCATGACGGGATTCCCGCCATGGATGATCCTGCCTTCCATCAGCAGCTTGTAAAACTCCTTCGTCGGCGGTGACATATCTTTGTAGCCCTGGCCGAACGGCACGACCGTGAAACCCATGCCCTCCAGGTCCTGCGTCATCTGAACAGCTCCCCATCGGTCAAACGCGATCTCCAGTATGTGGTACTGCTTTCCCAGGTCCTCGATGAACTTCTCAATGAAGCCGTAATGGATCACGTTCCCTTCAGTGGCGTTCAGATAGCCTTGTTGGTACCAGACGTCATAGGGGACAGACGCCCTGCGGACACGAAGAGGGATCGTGTCCTCCGGGATCCAGAAGAACGGCAGCATAACGTACTTCTCTTCCTCGTTACGAGGCGGGAACATAAGCACGAAAGCAGTGATGTCTCCGGTACTGGAAAGGTCCAGGCCGCCATAGCAGTCACGGCCTTTGAGCGACTCCATATCGATTGGGATATCTCCCAGGTCATATATCTGTTCCGGGATGAACCGTGTTAGCGAGGACACCCACATATTAAGGCGCAACTGCTTAAAGACATTCTCCTCCGCGGGATTATCCAGGGCCTCGCGGAACGCGTCACGCACACGTTCGATCTGTATCGTCTGGCCCAGGGAAGGATTGGCCTTGTACCAGTTGGCTTCATCCTTCCAGTCCTCGTCATCGGCAAGGCCGTACACCACGGGATAAAAGGTATGGTCGATCTTCCTGCCCGCCATGATGTCCAGAGCCTTCATATGCAGTTCATGACAGATACTCTCCTTATCCGTCCCGGCAGTCGTGATAAGGAAATACAGCGGCTGCTCCCGGGCATCACCGCTGCCTTTTGTTAAGACATCGTATAACTTTCTGTTTGGTTGGGCATGAACCTCGTCCAGGACGAGGCCGGAGACGTTCAGCCCGTGCTTGGTGCCGACTTCCGCAGAAAGTACCTGGTAGAACCCGGCGTTGCTGTAGTTGACGATTCGCTTGGTTGCCGCGGCGATCTTTGACCGTTTAAAAAGCGCCGGGGACATATCCACCATGCGCTTCGCCACATCAAATACGATAGATGCCTGCTGCCTGTCCGCCGCGGCGCCGTACACTTCCGCGGACGGCTCGTTATCGGCATAGAGCAGATACAGCGCAACAGCGGCTGCAAGCTCACTTTTGCCGTTCTTCTTGCCAATCTCGATGTAGGCCGTGCGGAACTGCCTGTGCCCGTACTCGTCAACAATTCCGAAGATGTCCCTGACGATCTGCTCCTGCCAGGGAAGGAGCCAGAACGGCTTTCCGTCCCACTTTCCTTTTGTGTGTTTCAGGTTTTCAATGAAAGCGACGGCCCGGTCCGCTTTCTTCCTGTCGTAGTGTGAAGTCGGAAGCATAAACCGGGTCGGTGTGTAATTCTCC